GATACGAGTCCGTTAAAAATGTACGAACCTGTATCCACATATTCTTCAGTCTCGTCAATATCGGCTGCGAGTTTGGTGTAGTCATCACCGATCTCCTTTACAATGTCTTTCAAAAAATCCATAATTAATCTTCGTGTTTGTGTTCAAGTTTACCAGACATCTCATAGGCTTCTTTGTTGCCACCATGTCCATGTGCAATACCTAGTTCATGCATTTTAGCATGTTCGTCAATCTGATCTCTAAGGTTCTTCTTACCTGCACCAAAGGTTAGGTAGATACCATACACCACAAAACCTAAAAGAACTAGAACAAAGAAAAAAATGAATCCTTGGTCTGGTGTTAGATTGAAGTGAGGGATAATAGCATCAGGTTGCTTCTCCCATGTGCCAGGTAAATTATACACTGACGGTTTTGATAAAAAAATCATACTAATCTACCCATTTTGGTATGTAAACAAATGATAGCACACAACCCCAGAATGTGACAAGAGCTGTAAGGTCTGTCAATCTTTGATCACCTGCTAATATGAGTCCTAGAATAACTCCAGCAACCCAGACCCAATCTAATGTTGAGTGGAATTTCTTCCACCCATCACCATATTTTTCAATAAGGTCTTCCCTTAGTTTGGCAAAGAATTTAGATTGGTGTCGCATGATAACAAACCCCTCATTAAAAACCATAATAAAAAATCCTACCCAGAATATCATACCACCTCTCTAAGTAACTCTTGTCCATTATTTCCTTCTCTGGATTCTTTAACCTGCTTTAATAGAAAATAAAGTCTAGTGTCACCACCCAGAGCCAGTGCTCTGACAATAGTGTTTAAATCGTTGTCTGTAATAGGTAATTCCATTAGGAAAAGAAAGCCTCTAAGTTTGCGGTTCGTTCCACCTGCCAACCAATAGAGTCCAATATGATCCGTAAAGGTTCAAGAAAACTCTTATTGAATTGTAAGTCGTGATCGATATACTGATCGATTCCTAACTCTTTGGGGAAATCTTGTATAAACGAGATAACATTCTCATGTATCTTGTTTGGTTTTTTTAGGTAGCAGAATTTAATCTTCTCTCCATTGCTGATTAACGAATACTTATTCGTCAAGTTATTCTCCTTGATGTAGTGGTTAAACAACAAAGCACCCCGAACATGTATCGGTGTACCCTTAGAATAAATCATGCTTGCCGATTTATATTTAGTGACATCTGAAACTGACCTTGGGAATGCTATTTCCTCAGGTGGGAGATTCCTAAATTTCTTACGACTAGCAGCAATAAAATCAATAACTTCATCCTCTGTACCATTCATCATAAGTTTAAGAGCATCCTTAATCATAGTACGACAAGGTGCAGGGGTAGAAGATTTGACTGCCTCTATGCCCATCATCTTCAACTTAGGTTCATTGTATTGAACTCCTTCACTGTTCCATACATTTAAGATGTATCTCTTCTTAGCAGTCCATATACCCCTCTCTGCAATGTTCTCTCGCTTCATAAACATCTTTTGATCATAAGCACTAACATAGTCTGCTAGTTCCTTATAGGACTGATCTATGAAGGGTTCAAACTTCTCCTCACATATCTTATCTAATAGTTGAACTGTCTTATCACTATTGGGGAAAAACTTATCTACTAGAGGACCAAGATTGAGGTAGATACTATCAGTATCAGATGCAATAACATAATCGACTTCCTCAGTGCCTAAGATCTTATTAATATATCCATTCATCTTATTCTCTATCCAACGGATAGATACCTGACCACTTAAGGTAATGGCTTCAGCATTAGCCAATTTGTAATATCGAAAGTACTGATTGCCAATAGCACCATAAGCACTGTTAAGAGATATCTTCTTCGCCATCTGGATGTTATTACATCTTGAGATTTCTTTTGTAAGTGTTTCTGATGGTTTCTTTTCATACTGTTGTTTGGCAACTAACATTCTCTTCTTAAAGATCACACGCTCGTTGTACATCTTCTCCATGAGTTCAGGTAAGAACCCACGAATCTTCTTAGTATACTGTGCTCCATTAGCACAAGTAGCATACTTACTATCTACCACAGTCTCCTGATTCAGGATCCTCTCAACGCTCGCACTGGGACATCTAGCCTCCCTGAGGGTCTCTGGTGAGATATTGTACTGCATAATAAGATGAGGGTACAGGCTATTAAGGTCAAAACTGACCACCCAATCATACTTTCCTGGAATCGGTTCCTTGACATAAGCTCCTGCGTACTTCTCATCCTTGTCGGATCTCTCCTTCGGTGGGATGACAATGTTCCGCTTTTTAAGATAATTGTATATGATGTTGTCCCACATTCGGACTTGATAAAACACATCTGCATAATTGACCTTAGCATCATATGCCATAGTCAATGCCAACTCAATGAGTTTCATCTTGTCTTCCAGTCGGTCAACAAGTTCCACATCAATTATATTATACTCTACAAATTTTTGCCAGCCATTTGTGTAGAAATCTTGAAATGTGTCGAACTCAGAGTGGTCTAACTTCTTCTGTCCTAGTTCTACACTAGCAATATAATCCAATCGGTATGACTCTTGATTTGTATAAGTAAACTTCTTATAGAGATCAAGATAATCTAACTGACTAACTCCACCAAGATCATATGTCTGATACTGACGACCTTTAATATAAATCTCCTTAGGAGAACATAGACCCCAAGGTGACAGACGCTTCATCAATTTACTACCAAGAACTCTTTCAATACGCTTGGCAATATAAGGTATATCAAACAGTTGAATATTCCAACCAGTAACAATATCTGGAGTATTATCAATCCACCACTGAATAAAACTACTCAACAGATCATGTTCATTATTAAACTGTATGTAACGAACATTCTCCTGCTTATTCTTAAATGCTCCAATACCCCATGTAGTAATCTCTTTAGTGTTATAGTCCTGTATAGAGATCAATAAAATCTCCTGATCTGCTGCTGCAACATCGGGGAAACCATTCTCAGATCTAGTCTCAATATCTATAGTGTATAAACGGATCTTACTAATATCAAACTTAATCTCATCTTCAGGATAACTGTCAGAAATATACTGGTAGACAAATCTATCCTGACCATAGATGGGGAAGTTATCTACAAACTCATATTGTTTTATAAACTCTCTACTATCTCTTACACCACCAGGTTTTATCTTTTCAACATACTTACCTTCAAGGGTTTTGTAATTAGTTTGTTTTTTTGATGGTACAAACAAAGTAGGAGAGTACTTCTCTCTAACTTGGAAGTACTCTCCTTTATCGTAACCACGAACGAGAAAGTTGTCCCCGATCATAACTACATTTGTGTAAAACTTCATTCAGATATAAGTGCCTCATATGCTTTTAAAAGCTGAGGGTCTGGATCAACAACTGTTAGTATAGCATCAGAAGAGATCATACACTTGTTCTGTTGTGTCAGTCCTTTACCTGGCCACCTCTGTAGTCTTTCTTCCCAATCCTTTCCTTCTTCAAGTCTAAACTCAACAGGATCAGTTAGTTCACAGTCTGGTTCACCAACTTCAGCACCGACTTCTCTTATCTTAGAAACTAATACCTTAGAATCCATTTTTAAAACAAGAACCTTAACCATTGGTCAACTCCTGATACATTAATTTTAAATCATTAACTGGGTCACAAATCGTAGTAACCGTTGCTGGATTAATTATATAAGTACTGTCTTCAGAGATATCCATCCAACTCTTAAGTCCTACTTTATTAACTTGTGATTCAGTACCAGCATTCTCTTCTTTAAGTCTAACCTCTGGTGTATAAACTATCTGAAAAGGTTTAGTAATAAGATACTGTACTCCTCTATCAGTTGGATCAACAACTTCTTTTAAATCACAAAGAAGTTGTGTACCATCATTTAATATAGTAACTTTAATGGACATAATTTTTAAAATATTTATGGTGGGGAGGTAGGGATTATGTATACCTACAAGTGAGGGGCATTGCTACATTGAAGTAGATTTTTACCGCACTGTATATGTCCCGACTGGTAAGTCGATTCTAGAGACTCCTCTAGCGAGCAC